GATGTATTCAGTTGCATGGAACTCCGGTGTCGTTTCCTTGCTTTCGTGCTTCTGCAACTTACGAACCTTGGCCCGTCCGATAACGCCATGCATGATCAGTGACTGAGCTATCAGAATCAGGTTCTCCGGCGGGAGCGCTCCGCGATGCCATACGAATGTGCGCCGGCCAGTACGTGAAGGCTCATGCCATCCTGTCAGTTCAGAAACGTCCTCGTCACAGCAGGACTGAATGACGTTAATAGCCGAGAGTAATGCATCACGCACAAACGCGGCAGAGCCTGCTGCATCAAGTGCCCAGCGTGGCAGCGAAACGTCACCGAAATAGTGGGCGTAAAATCTGCGCTGATGCTCTGGTATCGCACTGTGAATTTCGCGCGCCGCCTCAAGCATCTTCGCCACGTCGTCATTGAACAGTGCATAGAAGGTGCGGACGATATGCTCTGGCTCGCCGATCCGCGTCATGTTACGGAACGATGGGCGGAAGAAGTATTCACGGCCGCCAGCACCAATCAGGCACTCGCCAATTTCTTTCAAAGGGGTCATATCGTTCTCCATAACCAGTATCAAGGGCAGCACGCCGCCCTTTGTAGTGATTACGGCGCGGCAGTTACGGTAACTGCACAGGTGTCGGTGAAATCACCGTCAGCAGTGGTAACCGTGATAGTCGCGGTGCCCTCGGCAACTGCTGTCACCAGGCCGGTTGAACTGACGGTGGCGATGGATGGCGCCGAAGTCGTCCAGGTGATCGCTTTGTTAGTCGCATCGGTTGGCTGAACCGCGCCGCTCAGTTGCTGGGTTGCGCCAACGACCAGAGAAGCAGTTGCAGGGGTAACCTCAACGCCAGTGACATCGATAGAATCTGCGACTTCAAACACAACGGTGTCAGCGTCGTAGACTTTCCACTCACCGGAGAAGGTGGAGATATCGTTGGTACCGAAATCACCTGACCATGAGGTGGTGTTCATGTAGCCCTGGATGTAAGTACCGGCGTTCTCACCCGCAAAGTCGAAACGCACCCACAAGTTAGGCTGGCGGCCAGCCTGAACTTCGTCAAAGATGTACTTCGACAGACGCCACGCGCCGATCTCGTTATCTTTATCAGACTTGCGAAACTCACCTTCTCCGGAGATCGTCAGATCCATGTTGTTGACCAGGTTCTCCACCAGCCCTTTAGCATCATCTGCCTCGGAGTTGATGGTATTCATCGAATAGTCGATGCCCTTGGTCGTCATAGCGCCGAGACGCTTCCACTCGGAAAGCGCTGGCACTGCGTCGGGGCAGCCAAAGGCCATGCGTAGCACAGCTACTTTCCCGATCAGCTTGCCAAAATCATTAGCACAGCCTTGCATGTGTACCTCTCAAATAAAAAAAAGGCCACCGGATGGCAGCCTGATGGGTTGGTGATGGGTTTATTCGCCGTAAACGCACATGAACTGGAGTCGGAAGACCAAGCGGCCCTCTTCGGTCAGGATAGGTGCAGGCACATTGCCGAGGTTTTGAATCAGGCCAAGGCACTCATCGGTAATGTCGTTCTGTTCGACATAATTGATGATTTCCTGAGCCTTCTCAGCGGCTGCGCGGCGCTTGTCCTTGGCGGAAATGACATCCACCAGCACGTAGTGGTCTGATCCGAGGTCATTCCGGATGTCGGTACCACCGTTAGGCCGGAACACGATGAATGCATCGGTTAACTTCTTTGTGTCGTCCCACGCCAGCAACTGAACGATGAAGCCATTGGTAAGCCCGGCATCAACGAAATAGTTACGCACGCGCTCATACATGGCTGGCGTCATACTGAAAGCTCCTTGCGCATTACGGCATCAATCTGGCTGCGCGTGTCTTCAAAGCCTTTGGTGAGGAACTCTTTCTGCGCGGTGGCGCGACGGAAGGTTTGCGGAACATTCGGGTCGTGAACGAAAACAGCGTAGTTCGCGGTGTATCCCACTCGCCCAGTGAGTCGAACGCCGTTGTTTATCAACTCCCGATACTGGCTATTTAACAGCATTGAGGTGTCGATAGGCGTGTACAGTGCGGCCTGTGAGCTGCCGATTATCATTGCTGACTGTAGCGCCCTGACAACCTTGCGCCCTTTGACGTCGTTTATGATGCGGTTTAGCCCGGCTTTCGACTGCTTAACGCCGCGCACTTTGATGCCCATGGCTTTCTCCAGGCAATAAAAAAGGCCGCCGGGGCGACCTTGTCTGAATGTGTTGTTCTACTTATACGTTATGCTGATTTCTTTCGATCCCTCTGACTCCTGCCATTCGAACTCAATGAGAAAGGATGGGTCATTACGAATTCGATCGGCAATTTCATTAAGCTTATCCGCAATTATTCCTGCTGACTCTGGAGTGAAATTACCAGTGCCGTAACCGCTGACTTCAGACATGAATTACTCTCCAAAAGAGGGTTTATAAGAATTAATCATATACCAGTCAGTATCGCATAATCATCCGCCACTCGCTCGAACGTATCGGCATAGCGGATAACCTGGCGCACCTCATCGGCACCGGCGACAACCGGGTCGGGCTCGGTTGACGCGCCAATCAGCAGATAATCACCCGCAGCCGCCAGCGCGAACTCAGTCCAGACGGTATTCTTCACGACGATTTCAGCGCCAAGGCTGGCTAACTTCTTGCTGAGTCCGCCCTCGTAATCGCAGAGGATTTGCTCAGGCTCGGAATAGCCAAGCGGATCGCCGTATTCGTCATTGCCGTCCATCTTGCGCCATATGGTTGCCGTGGCGGTATAGCTCCAGTTCGCTACCGATGACATCAGCCCTCCTTCCAGCGCAGCACTTTCGCGCCGGTCGCACGGATGCGCTCGCAGTTGATATGCCACTCACCGTCCGATTTCACGTAGCCGGTAGTCTCCCGCCCGGTGTCGGTCATCACCCATACGCGGGTGAACGAGCGCGGTAGACCGTGCTTAACTGATTTGTACGTCATCAGCAGCTCCCGACCACCATGAACAGGCCGACGCCATTACCTGCGCTGATCGGTAACTCACCGGTGCAACCGCTGGTATCAAGCCGGGCCAGCGAGTCACGCAGCCAGGTAATGCTGTCGTCGCCATATTCAAACGAGCGGGACGCGCCAGACGGCGCCCCCTGCGATTTGATGCGGCGCGCACCGGACGAAGTAGCCATAAGCGCGGCAGCGTACATCAGGATCAGCTTCGCGGTGCATTCGTCATACCCCGCTCCATCGAGGCACGGGATGATCTTGTTTACCACGCAGAGAATCGGCTCCAGCAGCGCGCCCGGGATGGAGTAACCCAATTCACCGAGGAACGCCTGCACGTCTGCCGCTGTGATTGGGTCAGCCATGGTTATTTCGCCTTCTTGATTGCTTCCGCCAGTGCTGCTTCGGCATCGTCGGCGCGTTTTGTTTCTGCTGCCAGTGCGTCAGCATGAGCCTTGTCTTTAGCTTCACCATCGGCGATTAGCTTTTGGTTCTGCTCCAGTGCGTCGGCGAGTTGCTTTTGCAGTCCACTCAGGTCCCCTGCTTTGGCAGAAGGGGTTGCCACTTCGAATGTCAGCTTTTCGCCTTTCTTCTTGTCGGTCTCCTTTGCCTTGCCAGTGTCGATCCAACGTTTGGCCGTTGCATCGTCCACTTCAACTACTGCACCAACCTCCAGTTTGCGGAGGTTGGCACCGGCATAGAGATTGTCTGTAATGATTTCTACCAGTGCCATGTCTTGCCCCTTAGCTCGATGCGTAGATGACGGATTTCTTGCTGTTGATGTCGGTCTTAACCATCAGGCCAGCAGCACCCCAGGTACGCCAGATGTAATCGCTGTTGTAGAACGGACGCGGGTCGGCAACGGTGCCGAACGCCTGGCCTACAATTGGAGCAATCACGCCAGCCGTCAGCGGAACAATCAGGATCTGGTTACCT